GATGTATTCGGGCTTTATGTCATCCGCGCTCACAACAGCGTGTTTCTTCAAGATCGGCAGACGAGCGAACGAAGCCGCTCCCCGCGCCAATTCCTCCGGGTCACGGAGCAGGTTGTACGTCTTGTCCGGGGTAAGCCTGAGAGCCTGCCAGTTCGGAATCTCATTACCAAAGTAGGGGTTTACGGTCGCCTTGCTGATGTGAGTGCTTGAGATGTGCAGCCGCCCGTCCGCATCTTTGGTTCGGGCCGTGGCATCAAAAGCGATTCTCACCGTAAGCGGCATACCTCACGCCATAATTGCAGCAAGAAAATTACAGCGCAAGTCAAATAGGTATTGACAGATAACTAGTAACCTGTCAAATTAGAGGAATGAAACGCATTGCAGTGGTCATCATCGCTCTCTTTGCAGCCTTGGCGGTTTCGGCAAATGTACCCTCAAAGTCGCATCTGTCGAAGGATTTGATCGACCGGAGAGACGGGCGGAGTCCGGGGCTCATGGAGATTGCGGGCGACCTCTGGAAGCAAGGTGAACAGGAGTATGAGTTCGGTAAGGAAAGCCGACAGCCTGTAGACGCGACCTTTTACGTCCCCGGCAAAGATGCCTCAAGTTCCGGGGAGCGGTAGAACGGAGCGCGAAGTACAGCGACAATTGATAAGCTCGCCGGGATGGACGTACTCGCCCTCATCGCTGTCCCACATTCCCTCTGCGACCTTGTACCGCTTCCCATCCATCGCGACGTGAGTAGGTCGTGGTGTCTTCCCAGCGTGAGAGTGCATCCATATCGCCTCAGAGATGCCAAGGTCTAACTGCCGCGCACGGACAACCACGGCATTCGCTTTGTTGCTCTGATCGCGGGCAATGAGCGCCGCCCGGTTCGCGGCCTTCGGGTAGAGGGTCTTTAGCGCCGTCACCATCTGCTGAAGATCGCGCCCGGCGGTATAGGACCGCATTGCGATTCCCTCAACTTGTTGCAAATATTGCCGGGGTATGGAGCGGATGAGTCCGACATTCTCCGCGAGCGTTGCCTCATACATCTCCCGCATTGCCGGGGTCATCTCGAATTTGACAGTCCAGCCTGCATCTTTTAGGGCTTGCTTATAGGCGGAGTCTGTGGCCTTGAATGAGCCCTTGACGTACGCTGCCGCAATCTTCGGGGCCGCGTCATCAAATCGAGCAATCCAGCGCTTACCAAGTTCGCGCAGTTGCTTGCGGAGAGCCTTGAGCCCCGGCTTTGCATCCATCGCAACCGGCGGCGCATACGTGGCATTGAGCCAATAGAGGACGCTATTGTGCATCTCGCGCACGAGTGCGTCCATCCGCTTGCGATAGAGGGCAGCAACACCCCGGTTCGCGTGTACTGCGCGGACGATTGGCAGCTTGGGCTTCATCAGTAGGTAAATTCAGTCCAAGAGCCGAGAGTGAAGGTCGTTGTGCCAGAGGTAGTGATCGAGTAGGTTCCCCCCGGCGGAACCATGAAGGCGAAGGCGTCATGCGAGCCCACAACTGTAGCGTTCGCCTGTTGCGACCAAACCGTGAGACCGTTCACCGTCCCCGTGACTTGGCTTGTATCGCCGCCAACCGTCGTAGTCACGTACCCGGATACATAGATCGGAGTTGAGCCGGAGTTAGTGAACGTTGAGCCGATGGACCGCGAGCCCGTTACGTCCGCGAGCGTTCCCCCGGAATACGAGTCCGCGCTTGCCGCGTGAATCGGGCAGCTTGCGGTATAGGTTCCCACGGTTCCATCGCCACAAATGACTTGCCCGCTCGGAGCCGCGCTGTTGACCTGAAATCCAGTCTCGGCGTTGATGATGGAACCAATGACCGGGACAGCCGCCCAAGCCGTGATCGCCACTAGCACCACGCCAAAAATTGCAAGAGTCTTATTCCTCACCGTCTTCCTCCTCTAAATTCGGAACGTCCGCCGGGTCCAAGCTGAGACCCGAATAACCGCTCTTGGGGTCACGCGCCAGTTTCTCGCGCACTTCCTCCGGCCCGAGAACGCCCCGGTCAATGTATGCCGCGTCCCTGTTGGCATCCGCCGTACGAATCTCTGCGTCTTCCTTCGCGCTCATCTGGAATAGAGGCACGAACGAGAAAGAGATATCCGGGTCAATAGAGCCGTACACTGAAAGCTGCAGGATGTCGAAAATAACCTTGATTGGCTTGCGCCAGTGGGCTTCCTGTTGGGCCGCAATCCAGTCGTAGAAGACTCGAATCTCCCCCTCGCTCGAAGCGTTGAGGCCGGTAGGGGAGAGACCGGTAAGAATGATCGCAGGCAATCGGCTCACCGCGCACATATGCTCTTGCGCCTGCGCCTGCAGCTTGTCCAGAGTACCAAGGGGTACGTTCTGCTGTACTAAGTCCTCAGTCTCCTTATCGAGCAACATCAACCCTTGGTTGTCGCGATTCGCGTTGAATAGTTTCGCGCGGTTGATGAGGTTGGTTCCGTCGTCATTCTCATCATTGAGAACCTGAGCCATCGCAGTTTTGAGCGCGGTAATCGAGAAATTACTAATGAGGTCCGACACGCTTTGCCGCGTGCGGAGCCAATTCTCAACGTAAGGCTCCGCAAGTTGACTCAGGCTCATCCCGGCAAAGTTGAAAGCAGGCTTGAGCATATCCGGCAGGGGCCGGGTTACGACCGTAAGTAGGCGGCTTGCATGGACCTCACGCCCAAGCATGAACCATCTGCGAGGCTTGTAAAAATCGAGAGCCGCAGGGTCGATGGCGTTGTAACCTACAGGCGTTGTCCACATGGCCTCAACGGTTTTCACCCGCTTGAAACTGGCCTTTTTGATAGTGGACGGGGAGGGAATAAGCGGCAACGATAAATCATTGTGACCGTCAAGATCGATGAGCAATTGCGCTCGACCGTAAAAACAATCATGCTCTGCCGCCGTCTGAATTACATCTTTGAGGCCGATATCCTCGATTTTCTTCGTTAGCTCCGTAACCTTGTTCTTAGTTTCATCGCCTGCGGTCTCGGAGCTTGTTATCTCAATCCATTCGCGCGTTAGTTCCGTGCTGAGTGCTGACGCCATCTGCCGAAACTCGGCGCGAGTTGCAAGCGAAGCGAGATACGGGAATCCGGGGAATCCAACCGTAGACGCAAAGAGAGATGAGAGGTACATCTGAGGGAATTGCGAGAAATTCGAGTCCATCGCAATTCCGGCGGTCTGTCCCTTCGGCACAACTCCCGGCAAGTTCTCAGGTAATCTAAAACTCACTGAGGACCGGCCCGCTTCCTTCGTCTCAGCCTTGAAGAGAGCACGCTTGAGGCTCGCTCCCCCCTTGGGGACTACAGAGACCGGCCCTGCTTTGCGTCCCATTATTTTGCGCCAAAGCCTCATTATTGTACCCATCGCGACGATTATGCCATGCCTAGAGCTTTGTTGATTGCAGCCTGCGAGACCTTGAGCCTGCCGAGTAGCGGATACAACCGGCGGAGCGCCTGCGTAAAACCGTCTACTTGATCGTCGTTCTTCGCCGCAGGAAACCATATAAGTTCGGTCACAAACGCTCGAATCCACGGGGTCATATCAGGATGAGGGAGGAAAATATTGCGAGCCTCCCAATAGCTCGTTACGGCGTGAGCGCGTGCGAGCTTGGAGCCGTCCGGCTCAACAGGAATCAACCCCGGCACTATGGGCTTGAGGACATCAATGACTGCCGGGCCGTTGGCCTTGTCCTCAATCAGAACCTCTCGAATCTGAGGCCACTTTTTACGTTGAGCAATAATTTCCTTGCAGGTTTCGCTAAAACTCATTCGGCGGCGAGTCTGATCTAGCAAATAGCAGCGCGCGCCGAACTTACCCCATACCTGCCCAACGACGAAATCTGTCCCGTCCGTATCTTTGAAAGTGCAATCCCATGAAGCAATAACTTTGTCGAATTTCTTCGGCAACTCTTTCGGTAGGTAATACTGCACGAACTCATCTTTGAAGACGTTGCCGCCGAGTGCCTTCGGCGTCTGCTGATACATCGCAGACCACCAGTAATCCGAAAATGTACCCTTCGTCTCATAGAGCTTGTCTAGGCTGTGAAGCTCGGGGACAAGCGGACCATCCGGCAAACTCGGGTCGTAACCTGCCTCATCAGGGAGATTGATCGCAGGGAAGCGCAGATGCGTGAGGCGCTTATCATCGGCAAATTGCTCAAGGATGCGACCAACGGGGTCGTCCATCGCCCATGAAGTAGCCATGATGACTTGCCCCGAGTTTTGAGATAGACGCGTGGTAAACACCGTCTGATACCAATTCCAGACGTTCTCTTTTGTCGTTTCGCTGAGTGCTTCCTGTTGGTCCTTCAGCGGGTCGTCAATGATGCCGATAGTGACGCTCTTGCCCGTGAGCCCGCCGCCTACGCCTACACCTACATATCCGCCCGTGCCGTTGGGATTCGCAAAGTCTCCCATGCGGTCAACGTCGTACTTGCTCTTCTCGCGAGACGGGCGGAAAAGGCGCTTGTGTTCGGGCGAGTTGATATTACGCCGGACATCCTGCGCCATTGCCCCGGCGAGCCCGTCCGCATAGCTCGCGCCCGCGATACGCCAATCAGGGAAGCGCCCCATCAGGAACGCCGGAAGCTTACGGGAGGCTATCTCAGACTTACCGTGTTGCGGCGGAGCCTGCAGAACGAGAATGGGGCGCTTCCCGGTCTGTACGTCATTTATGAACTGATCGAGAGCCGCGCAGACCCTCGCGGCAAACGGATTGGGTTTGTAATTGGGCGACGTATACGTGATGTAGTCAAATAGCCTCACCCGCCCTTTACGGCGCGCTAAGACTTCTTGCATTCCCTCTGTCGCTGAAAACATAACCTCACGATAATATGGCGGCGGGGGATAGTAATGAAACTCAAAGTAATAGCCGCGCTCGGATTACTGGCAATGCTTGCATTCATGCTTGCGCCCTGCGCCCACTCGCAAGCCAGTCCATACAGCCTCAACATCTTCCCCGCTCAAATCTTCACCGCGAGCGGACAGACCGGAACCGCCATTCAATTGAACGGGCTCACATCCTCAACCTCTACGGTAGGAAGCTCCTACACTTCAGCGACGATAACGGTTACTGGTACGTCGTTGACAACTGCAACTTTCAGTTTGATGGGAAGCGCTGATAACGGAGCAACCTATTTCGCTTTGCCGATCTATACGCTCGCTTCACCGGCAACTACCCCGGCTACGACAGTCACTGTTACGGGTAACGGTTTGTATCAGGTGAATCTCGCCGGTTTGACGCATGTAAAGTTTGTGACCTCTGGCACGTTCACTGCCACGAATGTCAGTCTCACTCTCACGGCTACGCCCAACGGAACGGTCTCGCGGCTCAGCGGAGGGAGCGGCGGCGCAACAATCGCAAACACTACATCTCTCCTCAAGGGTGTAACCGGCGGCAATCAGGGAGTAGCCGCCGGTCTCTCTGACGTGGTGGGACTATGGGCGAGTGGTGCGTGCGGCTCAGGATTTTTGAAAGGTGACGGCACTTGTCCAACGAGTGTTACTGCAGGAGCAGGCGGAGCCAACACTCAAGTCCAACTCAACGCGTCAAACGCGCTCGGAGGTTCCGCGAATTTTACCTACACTGACGCGGGCGGTTTGCGTTTACAAAATGTACTCCTTGCAAACGAGCCTCAAAATATGTGGAGCGCAACAGCGTTCGACACTGGAGGTAACACTGGAGGAGCGAACGGGCTCAGCACTATCCTCGCTAACTCGACATATCTAGCACAACCCTCATCAACGATTTTTCTAGAGCCAACTTATACCGAATACGATCAATCGGCGATGGATACGGCGACCGGAGACCGGCGCTCTTTTCTCGACTTGAGGCAGGGAGGATTTCGCTTCAAATCCATCAACGCTGGACCGACAGGCGGAGCAAATTCGGCCCTTCAATTTGAATGTGACTTCTCTGAC